ATCTTCAATAGTTCCTAATTTATTTAAAACGTAAACATCAATCCAAGATTTACTTTTTCCTCTAATGATATTTGGATAGTAATTAGGTGTAACATTTTGGATATTTTCTGCTGTATTATTAAGCTCATAACTTTTAATTTTATCATCTTCTTTTTTTTCTATCATGCCTGGAGGTTGTACAAAAAACTTCCAGTTGTCAGGCTTGACTAACATTAAGGATTCTTCTTGATTCATATGATCTGGTACAGGTACTTCACCAGACATAATGGACCACCAATGATCTTCATCAGGTGCATTAGTATCTGCTATAACACCATACCATGAAGGTCCACCATCTTTCATAGAAGGGAATCTACCTACACGCATAGTACACGCATCAACAATAGACTTAGGAATCTCTCTTGCTTCATTAATCCATACACCAGTTAATTCTAAAGACAATAATTTTTTAACATCTTCTGGTCTATCTAGTGCTAAGAATATAACTTCTAGCTCTACATCACCTATATGAATGTTATGTGTAAAAGGAACTGAGTACATAAAGTTTCCAAAAGAATTTTCTGGAAACCAATCTAACCACGTTTTAATAGTTGTTGTTTTTAATTGGGGATTTGTATTTCTTATTACTGCCCATCTAGATTTACGTTTACCATCTTCACTAGGCTTTTGTTTTAAGGCACGTCTAAATATTTCAATACAACAAGATACAGACTTCCCTGATCCTACTGGACCACGTACACCTCTAAAGAAGGAATCATCCTTCATAAAGGTTTTTATTGTTTCACCTGGAGCTTTGTAGTTGAGTTCTGTCAAGCAATACCATTATCTACAGATTTTTTAATTAACTTGTAGATAGTTTCTGGTAGTAGAGATTCTATAAATTTATCGGCTTCATTATCCGAAAATCGTAAGTCTTTGGGATAATGTTTAAAATGTTCTTTCTTCACTATCTTACGAAGTCTTTGACGATCCTCGTAAGATAGCTCCTCTGCATACCTCATATTTAATTAAATATTAATCCTAAGATTACTAAAGTAGGAATAGCACATACAAATATTTTACCTTTGTAATTAAGTCCATCCCATTTTCTTTTCATTTTTATTATTAAATCCATTATGCCCTTGCTTTCTTTTTAGCTGTTGCTGATAGATCTTTAAAGTGAACTATAGGTTTACTTGATGCAGTATGTGTTTTGCCTGTATGTAGTTTACCATTAGGCATTTTATGATATGCACCTTTATGCTCAGTTCCATTTTTAAAGTAATGTTTTTGATTAGCACCCATTACTTTTTCTTTTTACTAGCCATAATCTTTTTCTTCAAAGCAGATGGTAATTTATTTTGTTTACCCTTTAACTTTTTAGATCCAGCGGCAGGTTTTTTCATTCCATACATTATGATACCCTCCTAAAAGGTTTTGTTTTAGCAGATATAGATTTAGGTTGTCTAACAAATTGTTTCCCACTCTTACTGCCTTTTCTCTTAGCTCTAGTTGTAGCTGCATATTCACTAGCAGTCAATGACTTGATCGCAGCTTCAGGTAAGTAGCGTTCACCTGTTTTTCCAGATGGCTTTCCAGATTTGGTTCTCCATTTCTGTTTAGTCCATGCTTTCAAACTTCTTTGTGGCTTCTTCACCGATATCCACCACCTTTGGATTTATAAGCCTTAGCTAACATTTGTGCCTTCCTCGCACTCCATTGTCCAGGATTTCCTCCTTTTCCTCCAGCTTTAATACGATTAAATAAACTTTTTCTCATTCCAGGCTTAGTATAATTACCAGCCTCATTGACTCTACTCTTTTTTACCATTTTGATTTATTAGCCCAGAACGCAGCTGACATCTTTCCTTTTGCTATATTTTTTCGATGCCTAGCCTTAAATGATTTTCTTTTCATCTTCATTCTCTTTGACTCTCCTGATTTAGGCTTACCAGCTGTACTAGCTCCCTGTTCACCATATCTAATAGTCTTGACCTTAGATCCTTCTTTAGCGACTACGACATGAGATTTTTTAGGGTGTCCTGGAGTTCTTTTAGGTTTGTTGTAACCAGATACACCTATTCGTTTTAATAAACTCTGGCTCATTTAAATTTACGATTTTGTGGTTTATTTACTTTCTTCAAAGCATTTATTGCTTTCTTCTGATCTTTATTAAACAATGAGAATGTAAAGATAGCTTTACCAGTTTTGTTATTAAACAAAGAAAAAGATACTAGATCTTTCTTGTTACCTTTGCCAGGAGGTCCATCATTTAATAATTTCTTTACAGCTTTACTATGTAGAACTTTTGATTCTGTTTTATCTGTAGACATAGATGCTTATTTTATACTAATTAATAAATTACTAGGATCTTTTACTGCAGATAATATATTATTAGCAAACTTCTTAATACTATTATGAATCTTTTTTACACCAATAGTATTGAAATTATCCTCATTCATCATCATAGCTTTAAAACCTAAAGCACCAGTATCTTTAAGAAATGAATTCTTTAATGTAGATTTATTATAACCTATCTCTTTAAATGTATTAACTTGTTTATCAGATAAACTAGACCAATACTTATTAAAAACTTCATTATCTTCCATTAACCTTGTTAATTCTCTTAGTTTTAATTTTTGTGATGTGTTCTTTGCACCTGGCAACATTGATTGTTTTGTTTTAACCATAGGCGTACTTTACCCAAAAAAAAATATATTCAACGCTGTTTGTAATGTTCATAGCATAGGAAGTAATAACTACCTATCTCGTTCTTGATATGAAACGGAGCGAACTCCCCACACTCACAACAACGACAATACTTAATGTGTTCTTTATGTGTCCAGTTTAGTATTTGTAACTGATTGTAACTCGGACCTTTTTCGCTAATAATGTGAGTAGAGGACCTTTCTCTCTGCTGTCGCTCCTGTTTTCTAACCCCCCTCATCTAATCTAGGTCTATCTTGATCGAGAGGTTTCCTCCTACACTGTGCTGTACCTTATCAGGAGCTTTGAACCCACTCCTATCTAGTATGTCCTTACTGGCTTCTAGCTTCACGTAATCGGACTTCGCTTCCTGCGCAAGTCTAACGATTGTCTTGACTGCTGGGATTGCACCTACCAGTCCTATCTCAGCTACACGTGAGCGGTAGTACTCTTGTACCTTTGGAAGTCGTAGCGTCTTACTAGCAGTTACTCTACCAGATTCTCCCTTTGCATATCCAGCTATTTGACTAGCTTTTGCTACGGAGCAACCTTCTGCTACGAGGGTATCAATCAACTTGCGTTGCTTATGTGTAAGTCCGTCAGTTCCTTTTATTTGACTGCCCATAACGATAGATACCTTGCTACGGTTTATGTTGTCAAGTTAAAAATTGTAAACAAACGAGAGATGTTCCCTCTCTCGTGCTCTCTCCCCCTAGAACGTAGACTGTTTAATGGATCAAACGATTGACCTATGTCTTTTCTATTACCTCAGTCAGCTATAGCGATAGCCTCCTTCGTGTCCTCTATATCTCATATAGCCACAGGCAACCCAATCGTTTGATTTACTCTCTCTCGATAATGCTCCATTCGTGGCGACAGCATTGAGGGGGTATCAGCGTGGTACACGCCACGAACTACCAGAAGATTCTTTCACCAGTCAACCCATAAAGGGTACTGTGCAACAAGTTAGCTTGACGTTTATTTCACTTCGTGAACGGACAAACAACTGGTCGCACTGACTGTCTTAGAATCTTTGGTTGCTAAAGTGGGCATTAACGAGAGATCGACTCTCATCATATCAAAGGAGATATACAATGAAGATAACAAGTAACAATATCTATGTAGTTCATACACAATACTATGAAGATTATAATATGGAAGCATCCAATTGGGATGAAGGATATTATAAATTTAAAGGAGGAGATACATACTTCCTCCATGGTTTTGACAAACTGGCTACAGCTGTAGCATTTGTACATAAGGAACTATGTTATCCAACTGAGTTTCCATCTAGCTATGAAGAATATACATATGATGATGCAAGTAAATTATATGGTAAGTATTTAGAAGATGGAGGTGATGTAAAGAAAATAGATTTACATCAGTGGATGGAGTTAAATGAAGGAGGAAAAACGCATAGCGTATTAAAAGATGAAGGAGGCAGAAATGCATAATCCATTAGAAAAAGAAGCCTGTGATATCATAGATAGAATTAAATATCTTGAGGAAGCAGGTGCAACTAAAGATGAAATTGATCTTGAAAGACAAAGACTTCAAGGAACAATGTATGGTAAAGAGCTAGAATACAATGATATAGAGGAGGTAAATTATGTCATACACAAGTAAACCAAGACACCTAGAAACTGATGAAGCTAACATCAAAGCCATTACTATGGTAGCTAACCAAGATTGGTATCAGATACTAGGACATCTTGTTGATGAAACATCTGATGTAGATGTCAATTACTCACAGTTATTACTGTGGCAGATATACAATTCATCCAAAAGATCTGTGTTTTCATTCAGCTTCAATGCACAGTATTACAAAGATAAACAGATGAATAGTTATCAGGTTGATAGGGAGTCCACATCAGGACAAGAGATAGCTGAAACCAATGCGAACTACATGGTTTTACAAGGTAAAACATGGAACGCATTGACTGACAAATACAAAGCTATCAATGAGGCTAGTATCAAACTATATGAAATGTTGTATCAACAACATCCAAAAGATAGGAAGATCACCAAAGTAAGTAAAGGTGAAATGAGAACACTAGCTGACATGACACCACAAGAAGTTAAAAGAATTAAAGAGGTGAATGATCAGATGTTTGGATACTGATCTGAAATAATATTTCAGCTAGTGGGGTTTATACCCCATTAGCAAAATTTTTTTTTCAGCGAGGACCAGGGGTATGTTGAATATGCCGAGCACTCGTGTTACAATAAAATAGAAGGAGAGTAAGATGATCAAATCAAAAATAGCATTTGATGCAGCAGAACGTGCAGCATCATGGGGAGTAAAAAAAATAACAGGTGGTAAATTCTCTGCCTATGCTGAGTATATCGGAACATTCTTTCTGATCTACTGTGGCTTAGGTGGTGGCTTTATTGGTATGTGTTTATTCCTTGGTATCAATCCAACACTAGTTGTGTCAGTAGTAGCTGCACCAATATGGATTGGTATTGTATTTCTAACTAACAATCTAACAAAGATAGCAGTACATCTAAAGGATGTTGATAGTAATCCAACAACCAAGAGAAAGAAAAAGTAATGAAGCTATTAGAAGTATCAAAGTGTGAAGCTATACTAAAAGATCTCATTAAATGTCAAGAAGAAGCTGGAGTCATTATGACTGACGCTAAGTATATACATGAGGCATCTATGGATTTAGATAGAAGAATCAAAGACATAGGAGATCGAGTAAATAAATTAATACAAGAGAACTTGGAGGAGTGATGGAAATAGAAATAGAAATATCAAAGGATACAATGAAAGCTAGAGTAGAGTGTATGAGATGTAATGGACTTGGTGTTATACCTTGGGGTGATGCACCAGATGAATCAGATCCCTGTGATGAATGTGAAGGACATGGTGAATGGCTAGAGGTAGTAAAAAAGAAAGAGGATAGTAATGAATAGTGAATCAATAAAAGTATTACAACTAAGATGGATTGAATCATGCCAAAAGATGTATGATGCTCTTGATAAAGATGTAGTACAATTTGATGTCAAGCATAAGTTTGATGATGTTGTATTAGTACATATTGAAATGGTAAAAACACTTACTAATATATCAGATCAAATAGAAGCAGAGCTTGTACAAACAGCTCATACAATCAAGTATATGAATGAAGCAATATCAAAACTTAGAGAGGATATAAATGGGTAGATATTACGAAGGAGATATAGAAGGTAAGTTTTGGTTTGGTATACAATCAAGTGATGATGCAGACTTCTTTGGATCACAAGGATTTCAACCAGACTATCTTGAATATTACTATGAAGAATCAGATATAAACAAAATAGAACATGGACTAGCTCAATGTTTAGATCATCTTGGATCTAAAAAAGAATTGTTAGATGATTTCTTTACAAAAGCTAATGGTTATACAAGGGAAGAAATATGTGAGTTATTAGATATTCCTGTACCGATACCAAGTATGTCGTTAGAGGAACATAAGAAAAGTAAATACCAATATTATTTAGAATGGTATGCACGATATGAACTTGGTGTGAAAATACTAGATCGTGTTAAGTCAAATAAGTTCTGTTCATTTAGAGCAGAATTATAAGTTTAAAAAGTTTCGTGGTAGGGGTATAGCTTCCCCTATCGGCTGACTGAACAACTCTTTATCAGAGGGGTAAGGTACACTTGAGATGAAGTATGTGCAAATGCATGAGGTAATCAAGGGTGGTTGTGAGTAGACAATGAGCAAAATTCTATCTGTAGTCGAAAGCTTGTGGGTGATAAAATAATCCCACGCCTTTAGCGGAAGTAACAAAGGAGGAACAATATGTTACCACAAGAACTAATGTTTCAGGTACGTGAAGAACCTGTATACAACCAGCATGGCTCAAGGCTAGATGGCTACAAGCAGTTGGTTAAAGACGAGAACAATGAACTGATTGCAGTTCATAAAAATACATATCGAGTTATATCACATGACACGGCATATGATAAAGCTAATGATTTTCTTAATGAACATTTTGATACCAATGGTATGACTGAGCAACACAAGTGGTCTAATCATGGTGCTGTTATGGCTACCAGATTTACTCTACCAGAGTATCAG